TGACTCATTTCCAAAAATGAGAAATCTTCGGGCATCTTGGCTGACTGTAAAGCCTAAGTCGTAACCGGGGGGTGGGGCAACTCACCCCCCTTTTTTTATGAAAGAACTAGAAACAAACTGTCCGAACATCAAGGACGAACACGGTGGCAAAGTTATTTTTCCCTTTGGGCCGTGCATTTACCAGAATTTTATCTCTGACGAACTACGGGATTCGCTTTTATCTGCCGGAAAGAAGGTAAGAGATGAAGACCACGATTACAGAGCAAAACTCGCGGGCAATATGTATCAGGGTGGGTCGTACCGATACGACGATGACTACCTGGCCGAGATTTACCCCGAGTTACTGAAGTTCCTTTTTCAGTGGTTCGATTTCATGGTGCATCACTACGGCCACAAGCGAATCAATTTCGCTCCCGGCAATAGTGATATGGAAATCGGGATGACGGATTTATGGATCAACTTCCAGAAAAAATTTGACCATAACCCACCTCATCAGCACCACGGCATAGTTTCATTCGTTGCCTACCTGGATGTGCCTACAAGGATCTTTGAAGCACAAGCCAAATCAAATGTGCAACACGCGGGACATATCGTTTTCCGGTATGGGGAGTCGATCAGCCCACTCAGCGTGAATATGTGGGATGTCGTTCCGCAGAATAATTTGATTCTGCTTTTCCCGGCTACGTTGGATCACATGGTTCCCCCTTTCTGGGTGGACGAGGAAAGGATCAGCGTGTCCGGTAATTTCAATATCACTGACAGAAATGTCGTTAGCCTCAACGGTGCATGATGAAAAAACCTCTTAAATCGACGGAAGAAATCGCAAAGGCGATGACCAAACCGCAGAAGTCACAACCACAGAAAAAGAGCGAGGAACCTACGGATGCTATCGGTTGGCTGAGAAAAGCCTACGTCGAAGACAAGTACTCCGGCCAGGGATCTCCGAAGGTTGGAAAAATTGGATATTTGCTATGAGCAAGCTGAATTTTGAAAACACATACGGTCGCCAGACCGATATGCTTTATGACGAAACCGACAACACTTTCCGGTTTCAAACCCGTCAGAACGCGACACCCATCCTTGACCACAACAAACGCAAGTTCAACGACTACGGTGACAAGCTGACAACTGGCAAGCGCGGTGAGTGGCATCACGCCGCCTCCATTCCGATCACGGAATGGGAAAAATGGATGAGGCTCAGTAATGGCGAAGTGGCGAAAGATCCTCGCGTCCTTGCTGCCTTCGTCAACGACCCCGATTACAAATATTTTAAAGTGGCTCCGACAAACATTTAGGTATGAACATGAGAAACATCAACAGCAACGTCTTCCGTCCCGGCAAGACCCACACGCTCTCCGCGACCACCTCAAGCGGTGCAACCCGCACCAGTGCGTTCACCACGCAGATCAATGAGGTGATGGTGACCGCTACCGCAGCCTGTTTCATCGAATTTGGGGGAGATCCGACAGCAGCGACCTCCACAACCTACATCGCGGCGGCAACCCCGTATTTCTTCCGGGTGAGCGAGGCGAACAAGTGCGCTGCCATCACTGGCACTGGTACTTCCTCTGTCTATATCACTGAACTGACCAGATGAAGCAAGTCGCTATCGTCGGCCTGTCTCCGTCTACCCATGATGATGCGCCTTTTGAGGATGACGAGTGGGAGGTATGGGGTCTCCCGTGGGACAACGACCACTGGCCGTACTACGATCGAGCGTTTGATGTTCATCCCCTGGAGTGCATCAAAGAGGCGACACCGAGTTTCTACCAGCCGAACTATCTTCGGCGGTTGAGTGAAGATCTCCGCGACCTGGATATGCCTCTTTATATGCAAGAAGCATACCCAGAAGTTCCAAACGCGATCCGGTATCCGCTGGAGGATGTAGTAGGTGTAGTTGGAGATTACTTCAACTCGACCATCGCCTATATGTTGGCCCTCGCTATCTATGAGGAGTACGACAAGATCGCGCTGTGGGGTGTTGACCTCGTAGGGCAGGGCGGTTGGGGTCATGCAGACGAATACATGGATGAGCGTCCAAACATCGAATACCTCTGTGGTTTCGCCAAGGGGCGCGGTATTGAAATTTGGACTCCAGATGTGTGTCCGTTGCTGAAGTTCGCAGGACGCTTCCCGCTTGGGAAGATAGTCCCGCACTACGGCCCGAGATACGGCTACTTAAACAAACCCGGAGATTTTTCCGAACTCGGGCATCCCCCGAAAGATTGGAAAGGTCATTCAATAGCCCCGGCGAATAGAACATGGCAATAAGCAATTATTCCGAGCTACAAACTGCTGTCGCTAATTGGCTGGACAGAGATGACCTTTCAGCGCGGATACCGGAATTCATCACGCTTGCAGAAGCGCGATTCAATCGTGAACTCAGAATCCGCAAGATGGAGACAACCACCACGGCCTCCACAGTTGCCGGAACGAGAGCGTATGACCTTCCAGCAGGTTGGGTGCAGGGTCGCAATATGCAACTCAACACCGACCCCATCACGCCGCTGGAATATCTCTCGCCGGAGATCATGGATCGCCTCTACGCGGGATCGTCATCAGGCAAGCCCCTGACGTTCACCATTATCGGTGACAAATACCATCTCGGGCCATCGCCGGATGCGGTTTACACGGTGGAACTCGTCTACTACAAGAAGTTCGACGCCCTTACCGATTCTGCGACCACAAACGATATGCTGACGGACAACCCGGACGTATATCTCTACGCCTCGTTGCTTGAGGCTGAACCCTTCTTGGCAAACGATCAGCGAGTCCAGTTGTGGCTGGCAGCGTACAAGGAAGCAATCAACAACATTCAGAACGCGGATAGCCGGGACAGACACTCCGGTAATCTGTTACGGATTATGACTACGACAGGTTCACCATAATGGCACTAGAGAGTGGAACTTATTTAGACGATTTGGTAAACACCAACCCGACCGCGACAGATAACGTCAGTCAGGGAGATGACCATTTACGTCTTATCAAAAAGGTACTGAAAAACTCATTCCCATCTGTGGATGCAGCGGTCAACGCTATCCATACGGGAACATCTGCTCCCTCTACGGCAATTTCAGCGGGATTGCTCTGGTTTGATACAACCAATAATCTCCTCAAGCTGAGAAATGAGGCAAACGACGCCTGGATAACGCTACCGATCTCGCCGGTCACCTCCAACACGGTTGATGTTGATGGCGGCGCGATTGACGGCACACCGATTGGTGCAGCATCCGCGTCAACGGGCAAATTCAGCTCGGTCAATATCGCTGGCGACGGTGCAACCGTCACCGGGATCAAAGACGAGGACGATATGTCCTCCAACTCAGCGGTAAAACTTGCAACGCAACAGTCGATCAAAGCATACGTCGATGCACAGGTCACCGCACAGGATCTCGACCTCACGACCGACAGTGGCTCGATTGATATTGATCTTGACTCCGAGACTTTAACCATCGCTGGTGGTGAGGGAATCGACACCTCGGCATCCTCGACCACGGTGACCATTGCGGCTGAAGATGCTTCGACATCAAACAAAGGTGTCGCATCTTTCTCAAGCGACAATTTCTCAGTCTCCTCTGGCGCAGTAACGATCAAGGATGCGGGTGTTGCTAACGCAGAACTCGCAAACATGGCAGCGAACACCGTCAAGGTCAGGGATGCCAATTCCTCTGGCGCACCTTCAGATAAGGCAGTCGCAAACACTCAGATCCTGATTGGTGATGGCACAGGCTTTACGGCCGCTGCTCTCAGTGGTGATGCCACGATGACCAATGCGGGTGCGGTTAGTGTAGTTAAAATTCAGGGACAAAATGTAAGTGCAACTGCCGCCACAAACGACCAATACTTAAAGTATTCAAG